ACAAGATCATTTTGATGGCGATGGACGGCAACAGCAACATGATCAGCAGCGGCTGGGGTATGTCGAACCGTACCTATATGAAGTTGTTTGGGCTGCGTGACGGCAACGGCAACAAAGTCTATCCGGAAATGGCTCAGGGATTACTTAAAGGATATCCGGTTCAGCGTACCAGCGCGATCCCTGCGAATCTGGGGACCGGGGGTAAGGAGACTGAGATTTACTTTGCTGACTTCAATGATGTGGTTATCGCTGAAGACGGCAATATGAAAGTCGACTTCTCGAAGGAAGCCTCTTATATCGATGCCGATGGCACCCTGGTATCTGCGTTTTCCCGTAACCAGTCGCTAATCCGCGTTGTTACTGAGCATGATATTGGCTTCCGTCATCCGGAAGGCCTGGTGCTGGGTACCGGCGTCCTATTCTAACCCATCCCTCAATAAATACGGCCCGCATATGCGGGCTTTTACCTTTCAGGAGAATGTTATGGCTGCGAAAAATAAAGCAGTGGAGCCGGAAGAAACAGGCACACAGGACAATCATGCGACCGTGGTCGCACAGGCAGAGCGTAAATCCGTTGTGTTCCTTGGGCCGCACCACCGTTATTCCCGTGGAGATATCGCGTGCTTTGAAGGATCGCGCGCCGAAGAACTGGTTAAGCGGCGTATCGCGGTATGGCCGGAGGATGCCGAACGTGCGCTGAAACCGAAGCCGGGAGACAGCGATTTTGATACTGACATTGGATGATGTGAAAACCCAGCTACGCCTGGAACTGGATTTCACGGAGCATGACGCGATGCTCACGCAAATGGTGAACGCCGCGCAGCGGAGCATCGAGCGTGATTATTACTGCAAGCTGGTCACCAGTGATGAAGAGTTGCAGGCACTCCCGGAAGCCGTCCGCGGATTTATCGCGGATGAAGATATCCGGCTGGCCATTCAGTTTCTGGTCAGCGATGCGTATCTGAATGGCCATACCGGACAGTGGCTGGAAACCGCTGCGGTGAGGCATCTTCTTTTCCCCCTGCAGGAGCATACGCTATGAGCCTGAAACCGGGTGATATGAACTGTCGCATTGCGATTAGCTACGTTCAGTCCGGTCGGGGGCCGCTGGGCGAACCGCTACCGGAAAAGCTGGTTGAATCGGGAAAAGCGTGGGCAAAACGGGAGCTGGTATCGGGGCGGAAAGTCCGCACGCTGGATCAGCAGCAGGTGGTGGAAACCTGCCTGTTTACGGTCTATCCGGGTGTGCTGGTTGATATTGACTGGAAAATCACGACGAAAAACCTGGTTTATACCGTCCGGAATATCGACCGCAAAACGGACCGGCTCATTATCACGGGGGAGGCTGACGGACGGCATGATAGAGCTGGCGATTAAGGGTGCGCTGGAGCGCATCACCGGCATGAATGCGTATCCGCTTTTACTGCCGGACACGGTCCAGGAAGGGGTGACATATCAGCGTATTTCGGATGCGCCGGTAGGGGCTGGCCTGGCCAGAACGGGGCTTTCCTCTGTCCGCATACAGGTGGCGATTTATCTGATCGATAACTACAGCCGCCTGCTGATGCTGGATAAGCAGCTTTGGTCAGAATGGAAAGCCATTGTGCAAAGCCGTCTTGAGGATTGTCCGGTCAGTTACGTGACGCGCGGCAGTATCCAGCAGGACAAGATCACGCTGACCAGTGGTCGCATCCAGTACCGTCTGGTGCGCGACTTTATATTCACCACTCCGGAGTAACCCCATGCGCATTGAGATGAAATTCCCGTCGGGGAAGGATTTTGAACGCCTGATTTCCGAGATGGACAAGAAGGTCAGCACCAGGTTGTTGCGTGATGCCGGGCGCCGGGCGCTGGCCATCGTGCAGGAAGATATGCAACAAAACGCCGGCTACGACGAGTTAAGCGGCGGGCCGCACATGCGCGACACGATCAAAATCCGTAGCTCAACCAGCGCCGCAAAGAGCGAGCGCTACGGGACTCTCATCACGTTTCGAGTCGGTCCCAGCAAAGCACATCACATGAAAGCGCTGGCGCAGGAGTTCGGCACGGTGAAACAGGTGGCTAAGCCGTTTATCCGTCCGGCGCTGGATTACAACGTCGAAAAAGTGCTGTCGATACTAGCAGCTGAAATTCGCTATGGGCTGGAAGGCCGGTAGTCAAAAAGAGAGAGAAAAAAATGGGTGAAGACGTCATTAAAAGCCCCTCGGAATATGCAAGCATTCCGGCGGGAACCCGCACGTACTGGGGTATGAAAGGCACGCTGAAGACGGCGGCAAAACTACTGCAAAGTACGATGGCCATCGGTGCCGTAGGCAAAAAGGGCACTTTCATGAAGGTGACACGCCTTATTGACCGTGATCCGAAATATATGGCCGATATGGGTGAGGGTGAGGATAAAACCCTGGTGTTTATTGCCGATCCGACGGATGCGAATCAGCAGGCGTTGCTGGAAGCGGCGGAGGCCAATAAGACCGTGGTGTTTTTCTTCGACTTCCCAAATGGGCGCTCGGCAGAAATGGAGCTGGTGCTGTCCGGATGGGCACAGCAGGCCGTTGACCAGCCTGATGGTAAAGTCCTGCAGGACGAGGTATACGGCAAGCAGAACGGCGGCGTGAAGTGGACTACCAATAGTGGTAGTGAATAAAAGGAATAACGACTGTGAATTATCAAAACCTTCTCAACCCTATTATCAAAGCCCACCCGATTACGCTGCTTGGTCAGCAGATCTTTATTCGCCGTCTGACGCAGGAGGAACTATGGGATTATGAAGCCGATCTGCAGGCGCTGGAAAAGAGCGATGACAACGCTCGCCAGACCTCTATCCGTGGCATCACACTGTTTCTCTCTGCGCTGGTAAATGAGGACGGAAGCCGCCCGGCAGCGGATGAACTCCCGGCCGCAGAGGCTTTTCTGTCAGCCCATTCGGGAGCAGATCTGCTGGAGGCGGTCATTGCCGTACAGCGTCATGCTATCGGCACACTGGAAGATGCCAAAAAAAACTAACCGAATCACCCCAGCTGCGCACTCTGTTTACGCTGGCAGATCGCTGGGGTGAGCCGGACCCCACGAAACTGGCCGCCATGCCGGCGAACATCCTGACCTACTGGGAGGCGTACTTTGCGCTCCTTAAAGAAGAGGGAGAACCACCACTGGCGGCTCCACAGTCATCTACAGCACCCTCTGCCGTAGCCCGGGATGATGATTTTGAAAACTGCCTGAGGGTTCTTGGAAATGGCTGATGTAGCATCACTCGCTGTCGCGTTGCACCTCAACCGTGCGACGTTTAATTCGCAGTTCGCTGACGCAATGCGTCAGGCGGATGGCAACGCACAGCAGTTCAACAAAAAAGCACAGGCTGATGCGGCAAAAACTGAGGCTGCCTTTAAGGGGATCGGCGTAGGTGTAAAAGCCGCTGATGCTGAATTTTCCAGGCTGGATAAACGTATCGAAAAGCTGGGGTCACTAAGGCTTACCGGGCTGGATGAGATGCGTAACGTACTGGCGAATCTGTCTGCCGGTAGTGGCGTTACCGGCAGCAGTTTCACCACTGCGGCGATCTCGGCGCTGACCGAAGGTATGAGTACTGCGCTGACCAGTAGCACGCAAAGTCTGGAGCTACAGCGACAGGCTCAGATTGCCGCATCGCAGGCGGCGGTAGATGGCGCGCAGGCGTCTATCAACAATGCCCGCACGCTGCGAGAAGAGGCACTGGCGCGGCAGAAAGCAGCCGTACAAACGATTCAGGCGGCGCAGGCGGAGCGCGAGAAGGCGTTTGCGCTGGATGAGTATTATGCCAAACAGGCAGAGGTCAATAAGCAGTATGGCATCACGGCCAGCTATGAAGCAGAGCACGCGAAAAACGCCCGCACCATCAGCGAGGCCAATATAGCTGAGGCCCGCGGGAAAAAGAGCCTGGCAGAAGCCACAAAAGAGGTTCTGGCCGCAGATATCGCTGAGTCTGACGCCAGGCGTACCCTGACCACCTCAACACGAACGCTGGCCACGGCCAGCCAGGAGCTGACGTTCCGGCAGCGCGCAGCGGCGGCGGCGGCGGGAACACTGCATGGCGCCCTGGCGCTGGTCGGTGGCCCGGTCGGGATCGGTATCATGGCGATCGCCGGCGCGGTGACGATGCTCTATTCGTCGTTTTCAAAGTCTCAGGAAACTATCAGCGGCTACAGTAATGCGTTATTCAAATCAGGGCAGCAGTCGATTATGTCGGTTCAGTATCTCCAGAGCCTGCAGTCGCAGCTGGGAGATACTGACGGTGCCGTAAAAGCTATCACCGCGTCTGTTAATGCCGGATTCGGTGGTGAAATGCTGGACCGCGTTGCCGGACTTGGCGCCCGGATGGAAGAGCTGGGGCAGAGTTCGGGGGATCTGGTCTCGATGCTCACGAATCTGCAGGGCGATCCTGTCCAGGCGATGGAGAAGCTGAACAATCAGGGAATTCAGCTAAACGCGACGTTTATCGATCAGATAGTCACGCTGCAGCGCCAGGGCAGGGAAAGTGAAGCTACGGCGCTCCTGCAAAAGCAGGCGATGGCCGAGCTGGAAAAGCAGATAAAGGATCAGGAAGATAAGGTTGACGGGCTGAAAGGGGCCTGGAAATCGCTGAAGGATTATGTCAGCAGCGCGTTTAAAACAATGGGTGACGCCCAGATGGCCACAGCCCAGGCGCAGGCGTCAGCATTGGGAATAAACCTGACACCCAGCCCGGACCCGGCGATAAAACAGCGCGAAGAGGTGGAAAGGCTGCGGAAGGAGCAAGAGAAGCTCCGGAAAGATACAGCTGATCGCCTGAAGGCCGAAAATACCGTTCAAGGACTGATGGCTGCTGGCGTGACAAAAGAGAAGCAGCGCGCCGATGCACTGGCGGTTCTCAATCGCACTCTCAAGAAAGGAACGGAAGAGTACGCGCAGGCGTTACGCGGTATAGATAAATTGTACGGGGAGAAGCAGAAGAAACCGGCGGCGTACAAAGATGACCAGGCCACCCAGCGTCTGCAGAGTCTGCGCGAGCAGGAATCGGTTCTTCGTCAGCAAAACCAGCAGACCGTTAACCTGACCGGTTCAGAGCGAAAGCTGCTGCAGTTCAACCAGGAGATCGCCGATCTCAAGGCAAAAAAAATCCTGACCGCTGGGCAGCGCAGCATTCTCAATGCTGAGCAGGAGCTGCGCGCTCAGCTGAACATCAACGTACAGCTGGAGAAGGCGAACGTGCAGCGCCAGCTGTCGCTGAAAATGCAACAGGAGAATAATGAGCTGCACCGCTCAACCATTCAGCTACAGGCCGAGATGGATGCCAACGTGGCCAGGATGACGATGAGCAGCGCCGCCTATGACCAGATGGCGAAGGAACAGCAGATCAGGAGTAATTTTGTTAAGAAAAGAGCCGACCTTGAAAAATCATCGGCCAGTATGGGATCAGCGTTTTACAAATCACAATCGGACGTTTTAGATAAAGAAGAACAAAAGCAACTGAGCATCGTTCGCAATGGTGCCCGGGATAAAGCGCAGGTTGAGGGTTCCTGGACCGAGGGGTTACGCGCCGGGCTGCGTGAATGGGGCGCCGATGCAACCAACATTTATGCCCAGGTTCGTGACACCTCCGTCAATGCAATGGATGGCATGGCCAATTCTATCTGGCAAATGGCGTCGCGGGGGAAATC